AATATTATTGCTTCTGCTACAGGTGATGAAGTTGTTACAAAATCTTATAATGATATTGTAGAAGCAATTGTTGCTCCTGCTGATCCAGCACTAGACGCTTTTGAAGTTCGTTTAGAAAATGTCGAACAAAAGATCGACACTCTGCTGGGAAAATAGTAACGAGGCTTCAGAAATGGGCAAAAGCTTTATTTGACTCGGATAAATCTTAGGGCAGTTCTGGAGATTACCCTTAAAGTGAGAAAGATTATATTATGATTATCTGTAATACATGCAAGAATGAGTATGAAGACTTGTTCGGAAATGGAGAGCAAGGAAATGATTGCTCTGCTGATGCTACGGAAGAGGGAGTCATAGGCAACTATGGCTCTACTCTCGTAGATCTTGAAATGTGGAAATGGAGCGTGGGTAAACCTATTCATGTCAAGCACGGCATGATATGTGATGAATGTATCAAGCCTTTAATGGATTCTGGTGAATTAGTATTTGAACGTGATTATGGTTTACATTAATTTAGTAGATGTTATAATTGGATTATTATATTATGAATAAGTGGAGTTTACATGATGAACAACGATCAATTCCTTTGGGTGGAAAAGTATCGGCCAAAGACAATAGCCGATACGATTCTGCCCGAAGGCTTAAAGAAGACCTTCCAACAGTTTGTGGATCAGAAGAACGTACCCAACTTGCTACTGACTGGTTCAGCTGGTGTTGGCAAGACAACGGTGGCTCGAGCGATGCTCGAGGAGTTGGGAGCCGATTACATAGTGATCAACGGCTCAATGAACGGCAACATCGACACTCTGAGAACAACAATTCAGAACTTTGCGTCGAGCGTGTCTTTTGCTGGTGGCCGTAAGTATGTAATCCTTGATGAGGCTGACTATCTAAACGCAAATTCTACTCAGCCGGCTCTTCGTAACTTTATGGAAGAGTATTCTAAGAATTGCGGTTTCATTCTAACTTGTAATTTTAAGAATCGTATCATTGAACCTCTACATTCTCGGTGTTCAGTAGTTGAGTTTAAGATTGCAAAGAAGGATCTACCTGATCTTGCTATGCAATTCATGAAACGGGTTCGTATGATCCTGACTAATGAGAATATAGAGTTTGACAAAGAAGCTATTGCAGCAGTAATTATGAAGTACTATCCAGATTCTCGTCGAGTTCTGAATGAACTTCAGCGATATTCTGCTACTGGTAAGATCGATTCTGGTATTCTAGTCAATGTGAGTGAAGAGTCTTTCAAGAAACTTCTTGGTTATATGCGTGAAAAGAACTTTAGTTCGGTCCGTAAGTGGGTTGGAGAAAACTCTGACATTGATACTACAGAGTTATTCCGTAAGTTCTATGATCAAGCTTCTGAGGTTATGACTCCTAATTCTATTCCTCAGTTAGTTCTACATCTTGCCAATTATCAGTACAAGTCAGCCTTTGTTGCTGATCATGAAATCAATTTAGTTGCTTGTCTAACAGAGATTCTGGCAGACTGCGAGTTTAAGTAATGGCTTCTCCGTTTGACTATATAAATGCAATCAGTCATTCGAAGAAAGATCTAATCCGAAATTCAGAGGATCCGGTACGGGCTGAAAAAGAATATAACGCATATCTTGTAAACAAGGGTTTGTCATACTTTATCGATACCGTTCTATTTGCAAATGAGATGAATAGCCACCATCATCTTACTGCAAAACTTCAAAATGACTATCTAATAAATACTATTAGACCCAAGAAGCGATTTGCCAAATGGGTTAAAAAGTTGTCTGAAGATGATTTAGAATTGGTAAAGTTATACTATGGCTATAATGATGAAAAAGCTCGTCAGGCCCTTTCTATTTTATCTGATGATCAATTGACACTGATAAAAAAGAAACAAGAAAAAGGTGGCACAAAATGAGTAACTTGATTGAGTCCATGGTTGAAGTAACTTTAAATCACAAAGATGACTTCCTAAAGGTCAAGGAAACTTTGACTCGTATTGGTGTTGCGTCACGTAAAGATAACACACTTTATCAGTCGTGCCACATTCTCCATAAGCAAGGTAAGTATTATATTACTCATTTCAAGGAGCTATTTGCTTTAGATGGAAAGGACACAGACTTCTCAGAGAATGACATTGCTAGACGAAACACTATTGCTAATTTACTAGCAGAGTGGGGATTAATTGGATTAGTAAATCCGGCTAAGTTAGCTGAGCCCGTAGCTCCTATTAGCCAGATTAAAGTGATTGCATTCAAAGATAAAGATAAGTGGAATCTACAGAGCAAATATAATATCGGCCACAAATAAAAAATGTCTACACAATGGAATATTGGTGAACCACGGATGGCTAAAGTTGTAAATATACCAAAGCCTAAATGGCACATGGATTTCTTTGGGGATGGTAATTTGAATTTTAATTTTATTAATAATAAAAGCTGGTGGGCACGTATGTGGTGCACTATTATCTTTGGTACAAAATGGAAAAGATTATGAAAATAGGTTTAGTAGCTTCTGCTTTTGACCTACTTCATCCTGGTCATATTATGCTATTAAGAGATGCGCGGGCTCAATGCGACCATCTTATAGCTGCTCTTCATACAGATCCTAGTATAGAGCGCCCAATGAAAAACAAACCAATCCAATCTACACTAGAAAGATATATCCAATTAGACGGATGTAAGTATGTAGATGAAATTATTCCATACGAGACAGAATCTGATTTGCTTAATATATTGACATTTAAAAATGTAGATTTCACGTGTTTAGGATCTGAATATAAAGATACTGAATGGACTGGAAAAGATTTAGGAATACAGGCGCATTTTCATCAACGTAATCACAACTACAGCAGTTCTGAATTACGAGAAAGAATAAATACTTAGTGAAGTTAATTTAACAGAGGATGTTTATATGCAACCAGATATGCAAAAACTAATGAATTGGATTCTTAAAGTAGCCGTTGGAACTCTAGCAAGCGTAATGGTTGCAGTAGTTCTAGTTCTTATGATCGGCATCTTTCTTCCAAACGAACAAATCGATAATAAAGACATTCTAGCTATTATTGGTCCAGCTTTTAATACTGTGATCGGTGCTTTCGTAGGATTGCTTGGTGGTCTATCGATTAATGGTGCTGCTAATAAACCAGCAGAACCTGCTCCAACCCCAGAACCAGAAACCCCAGCCGAACCTGAAGATGATTTAGGCCCTCACCCAGATTATCCAGACGAAGAACTCTAAGGAGAATATTATGGCATTACAAGATCTATTAGGTAGACTATTTGGTAAGAATACGGCTAATGTTGTAGCAACTACCAATGAAATTGAAGCTACAGTAAATGAAGTAAAAGCTCTTGCAGGTACAGCAAAGACAGTTGTAGATGAAGCGCAAGCTATTAGAGCTGATCTAAAGAAGGGATCTGTAGCTGCAGCAGTAGCAGATGCAACTGCCATGGCAGCTACAGTATCAGCTTCTGCTGGTAAAGTTACATCAGCTGCTCAAAATGTAGTAAAGACTGCCAAGGATGCCGCAGATACAGCAAAGACTGTTACTAAGTCTGTTGGTCGACCAAAGAAAAAGTAGTTTACATTAATTCACTAATGTGATATAAATAATAGTGGTGATGCTTCGGGTCACCACTATTTAACCTCGCCTAACAGGAGAAACATGATGACATATAAATTCGACCATAGCTTTGCTGACTTTGCAAAGTTTGACAAGTTCTTTGTCGGTGCAGATCAATTGCACAAGAAGCTTACAGATATGACTACACAAACTGTAGAATTAGCTTCAAAATACCCACCATATAATATTAAGAAAGTAACCGATAACAAGTATGTTATTGAAATGGCTGTTGCCGGATTTGGCAAGCAAGACATTGAACTTACTCTAGAAGACAACAAACTTGTTGTTAATGGTAAGCTGGAAACCGTTGATGATCTAACAAAAGATGGTATTAATCAATCATATCTTTGGAAAGGTATTTCTGATCGTGCATTCTCACGTCAGTTTACTCTAGCAGATAATGTAGAGATTAAGACAGTAAATCTGTTTAATGGTATGCTAAAGATTTGGCTAGAAGCTATTATCCCAGAATCTAAGAAGCCAAAGACTATTCCAATC